CCTAATTATAGATACGGTGTGGCTATAGACTTGCCGGTAGGTCCAGAAGGTACTGTTGCACGTCGCATTTATCGTACAAAGGATGTTAACAACGTTGGTGCTACATTCTACTATGTGACCCAGATTAACGAAAACTCAAGTAGATTCTATATTGATGCCTTACCAGATAGATACTTAGTTGATACAGCACCACCACTAACTGAAAGTGCGCCCATAAATACAGATTACAAATACGGTGAAGTCTGGGATAATAGACTGTGGTTAGCCAAGGGTGACAAGTTAATCTACAGTAAGTCTGGCATCTTTGAACAGTTTGGACTGGTAGACTACTTTACTGTACCAAGTGCGTTTGGTGGAGACATTACCCAGGTACAAGCCTTCTACAACAACTTGATTGTATTTAGAGAATCTGCCATTAACATTGTGTCGTTTGGCGATGGTCAATACTACATGTCTACCATTACCAGTACTATTGGAACTACTGCACCCAATAGTGTAGTGGTTATTCCACAGTTGGGTGTTGTGTTTATGAATGAACAAGGTATCTATATGCTTACTGGAGGATTGAACGGTGGTGCGAGTTTGCAAGTTCAAAAAATTAGTGGTGGTGTTGATAAAGAACTCAAACGACGTAATATGCCTTTACTTCATAAAACTGTAGCAGCCTACAGTGCCAAAGAACGTGAAGTTTGGATGCACTACCCTACAGCTGATAGTACCGTACCAGATACCGGTGCTGTACTACACTTAACTCCACAAGTTCCTATGTGGTCATTCCGAACTAATTTAGATACTCCAGAAGCAGGGTACTGGTCGTCAATAACAACTACTATTGATGGCTACTTCTTATTGGGTACAGCACCTGAATGGACTATTGCATTGGGTCAAACTACCAATAAGTTTGGACCACTCCAGGTAATGTCCAACAGTAATACTTGGGGCCAAAAGGCACAGATTACTTCTAGTGGTGCTATTAATTCTACAGTCACTGTATCTGACGTTCCTAACTGTGGACACACTTGGGAGTCTGAATGGTATGGATACAACGACAACTCAGTGAAGATTCGATACTACAGTGTTGAACTTCGCATACTATCATTCGGTGACAATGGATTCGACTTTTACTACTCTACTGACTATGCGTTTGAAGAAGCATCTACTACTACGCAGAAGCAGGCTAAATCAGAAACAGTGTTCACGTCAAAAGAAGATGCTGTATTTGGTGAGGTGGATGCATCTATAACCAAGGTTCCATTTACCGTCGATGAGAGTGTATTACGGGTAGGAAGATTGATTACTTTAAGGTATGACGTGAACACGCAACTAATAGACCAGTTTAAGTTTGGCATTCGGACAACAAACGAGCAACAATTTCACCTGGTTTCATTTAACTTGTTGTCAGATGCTGTTGGTATGCCATCATTGAATCAGTCCACCCGGGTACAAAAGGGGCAGTCACGATGAAAGTATATACTCAACATGGTCAAAAACGGTTTGATCAAGTTAAGCCGGAAAGCATTAACGACAATACCAAAGAGACTATTGGTGTATACAATGGTCGTTTGGATGGCCAAAACATACCTGTGGCTAGTATTGACAATACTAAATTTATTCCATGCGATGTAACGGACAACAGCACATCGGACTTGTATGCGTTTGCTTGGTCCGGTCAAACTCAAGACTATTACTTTATTCGACGTTGGCAAGACCTTGAGGAAACTACTGATGGGATTCATAAACCCTTGATTTACTTTAATTTACAGACAGAAGATTGGTCTAGTGGTTGGAACAATTTAACAGAAGTAGATACAACCTTTGAGGAGTTTATCTTGAATTTTAATAGTCAAGCCGGTACTCTTAATGGTTGTTTTGATATTAACTTTCGACATGGTGTAGACATTCGACAACCACTTGTTGATGTTGTTACTATTGGTATGAACTGGTGGACTCGATGGGGATTGTTTTGCAATGACGTATTGATTGCTGAATCTGGTCGAGTATATCCACGTTTGGAAAGTTTAAGCATTCCATTTAGTATCTCTGTAGGCACACAACCAATTAAACTAGAGTTGAAGTGGCAAACTGTTAATATTCCACCAGATGCTTCATTTGGAGTAATTGGTACAATATTTAGTAAGTTAGAGATATATGGTGCTTCTATATGGGCCTGTAATACTAAGAGGTAGTTATGTCGTTGATTGGTAATCAATACTTTGAAGATGGTAGCAAACCTACAGCAGCACAGTTGAATACTGTATATGATAGTGTTGTTGGTGATGATGTAGAAGATGCTAATGCTCAGGTAGACTGGGCAAACCGTGAACACTTTAGCACGTCTAACCGCATTGTAAAACTAGATACATTTGACTATGATGGTCAAGTAGATTGGACTACTTCTAGCACCACCTACACCACTATTGAAAACGTTGCTTCTACTCCAAGTGAAGTTGCTCCATTGTATACTACTCATGGCAAAGCATTGGTACGTGTTCATGCAAGTGGATTGGTTAGTCAACCTGAACTTGGTGATGATGATGGACAAGGTTTAAGCACAAAGATTGAATGGAACACATACGCATTTCGATTGAAAATGACGTTGAATAGTGGTGTTTCTACTATAATTTTGGCTAACTGCACATACAGTTTTACTGCTCGTGCTGCTTTAACTTCACAGTCTAATGTTCGAAGTATGACTAATATTGGTATAACTTGGAGAAGTTTTGCATTTAGTGGCTTGTATCCATTGGCAGCAGGTGATGTTATAAACAAGATTGAGTTGCAAGCATGTGTTGGATATGACCAGAATGTTTTAAAAGTACGTCATAATCACATTCAGATGATTGTAGTGGAGAACTAATGGGATACACAAAGAGTTATACGTATGTAGCCGGTTCTGTTTTAAGTGCTACCGACCATGCATCGAATGAAGATGGCCTGCGTGAGTATGTTAACCAAGAGATATTGGCTAGTGATATTGGTGCAGATACACTAAGTGGTGAGGTTATTGCGTTGCCACGGATTATTTCTACTGTGTATACAACAGACTTTGTGACTAAGACATTGCAGGGTCAATCCAAACTGTTTGTTAAACAACAATATGCTTGGTTCAGTAGTACAACAAAAGGCATTAACCAGGTGTCCACTACTGTACAGGACTATCAAAGTATGTATGATACTGGTTCTGAAGTGTATATTCCAAAGGACAATACAACAGTAATGATTACTGTGTACATGAAGGCTTTTGCACAGGAAAATAGTACAGTTACAGAAGGGCCTGGCAATGGTCGTTGGCACAATCAGTTTGTGCTTCAATATGAAAAACTGGGTTTGTACAAGCGATATGATGGTACACGACAGTATGTGTTTGAGAATACTACTACTGGTGATTCAACATCAGAACCGGTTAAGACTGGTCTTGCAAGTGGTGAAAGTGGTATACCGGCAGGACATAGAAGCATAATGGTTACTCGTATGCTAACATTAGATGCAGGTAGATATCGGTTTACAATGGTAGTAAACCCTAAAGTAGAGAAAGGTAACATTAACTCTCAGTCATTTACGATTGAGACTTTTCATGTGTAGGTGAGTATGGCAGTAGGTGCATTAACTATGGCAGGTATTGCGGCAGGTGCAACAGCATTAAATGCCGGATTGCAGGCTATTCCAACTAAGTTTGAACGTGATCAAAAGAAGCGACTTAAAGAGTTGCAACGCAAACAAGAAATGGGTTTGTTGGGCTTAACGGAAGCAGAACGAGCACAGATTGAGTCTCAGTTACGTGCGCCTAGAGAACAAGCGCAACGACGTAGCGATGCAGAGATTGCACGGTTAAACACTCCTACAGCACAATCTGGACAACAACTACTGGCAGCACAGTTGGGTGCAGAAGGTCGACAACGTATGGAAGCAGACTTGGCCAGTCAGTTGCTTGGTATGGACATTCAACGTCAACGTGAACAGGAAGCAGATATTGCAGCATTGGAAGCAGGTAGAGGGTTGCAACAAGCAGAACTGCGTTCTAATCTTGCTGCTATTCCAATGGCCGGTGCTGAAGCATACATTGGTCAGATGGCCCTTGAACGATTAATTAACGTTTCAAATATGACTCCTGAACAACGCAATACTTACTTAAAGAATGACTTGCAACTGGATGATACAGAAACGTCTTTACTAC